TCTTGGCAGCGGTCGTCAAGACGATCAGCGCCATCGTCACCGTCGCGGGCTGGCTCGGCACTGCGTTCACCGCGCTCCAGGCCGCAGCCGCAGTCGCGATCCCGGTTCTCGCCGCGGTGACCTGGCCCATCGTGCTGATCGGTGTGGCGGTCGCTGCGGTGGTCGCGCTCATCTGGGCGTTCTGGCCTGAGATCTCCTCGTTCTTCACGCGCGTCGCCGACTGGGCGGTGGAGGCCTTCGGTCGCATGTGGGCCTGGATCAAGACCGCATTCGCCTCGGCCAAGACGTTCCTGGTCGGTGTGTTCGAATTCGTCGTGGGGCTGCTCTCGGTCCTCTTCGCCCCGCAGATCGCGACCGCGAAGTGGTTCGTCGGCGTCCTGGTCGGGCTGTTGAGCAGCGCCGTCACCTGGATCGAGGGGGCATGGACGCCCATCACGGCGTTCTTCGCTGGGATCTGGACGAACATCATCGCCCTGGCCACCTCCTTCTATGGCCTGCTGACGCAGGTGTGGGCGCCCATCGGGGCGTTCTTCTCGAGCCTGTGGCAGGGCATCGCTGACACCTTCATGAGCGTCGTGGGGCCCCTGCTCGCCACGGCAGGCAAGATCATCGACGCCGTCCGCACGGTGGGGCGCGTCGCTCTCGGCACCGAGACCCCGGCGGCGGGGGCAGCCGCGCCCCAGATCATCAACCCGGGGACGAGGGCAGCCAGCGAGGCCCAGGACGGCGCCGCCGGCGCCTCTGGGACCGTCGACGGAACGATCACCGTCAAAGCCGAGAAGGGCACCAAAGCGCAGGTCAAAGCCAAGCCGAACAAGGTCAAGCTCGCCGTCGGGCAGCCCTCGGGGGCGTTCCCGTGACCTGGCAGGATCGGCTGAGCGAGGCGGCGTACACGTCCCCCAGCGGCACGCGCATGCGCTTCTCCTATGCGGATGTCTCGAGCGAGATCGACAAGCGCACCGCCGCCTTCGAGTTCCCCGGCATCGCGGGCGCCTACGTCCAGGACAATGGCCCCGGCGCGAGGCGCTTCCCTCTGGTCTGCTACTTCAGCGGGCCCGACTGCGATCGGGAGGCGCAGGCCTTCGAGGCCCTGCTGCTCGAGCGAGGAGCCGGGCGCCTGGAGCATCCACTCTACGGCAAGCACACCGTCGTGCCCTTCGGCACCCTCGCCCGCCGCGACGACCTGCTCTCGGGCGCCAACCAGACCATCCTGGAAGTCGTCTTCTGGGCGACCGTCGGGGCTGTGTACCCGTCGAGCGGCCTCTCCCCCAAGCACGAGGTGAACCTGTCGATCGGCTTCACCCAGCAGAAGCTGTCGGCCGGCTTCGCGCGCAAGACGAATCTGCTCACCGCAGCCCGGAGAGCCAACACCGCCCTGACCGTTCGGCAGGCGCTGCGCAACATCCAGGCCGCGATGCGCAAGGTCGCGGGCGTGACGGAGAGCATCAACCGAGAGTTCCGCGATCTGCAGCAGCAGGTCAACTTCGGCCTCGACGTGTTGATCGGCACCCCGCTCCTCATGGCGCAGCAGCTGCTCAACCTGATCAGCGCGCCGGGCCGTGCCCTGACGGGGATCCTGTCGCGGCTGCAGGGCTACGCGGACCTCTTGGACCGCCTGCTCGGCTCCTCGCGCTCGACCCCGGGCGATGTCTCGGTGCTGCCCGCCCTTCAGCTCCGCCTGTCGAACGACTTCCACACGGCCGATCTGCTCGCGTCGGGCGCCGTGATCGGCAGCCTGACCTCCGTCCTGCACCACACCTTCACCGCCAAGCCCCAAGCACTGGAAGCAGCAGAGGCCCTGCTCGCGCAGGCGGACGCTCTCACCGAGTGGCAAGATGGCCGCTACGGCGACCTCGAGCAGATCGACACCGGCGAGGGCTACCAGTCGCTCCAGGAAACGGTGGCCCTCGCTGTGGGGTTCCTGGTCGAGATCTCGTTTTCGCTCGTACCCGAGCGCGCCCTGGTGCTCGACCGCCCCCGCTCGATCATCGATCTGTGCGCCGAGCTCTATGGCTCGGTCGACGACCGGCTCGACTTTCTGATCAGCACGAACCGCCTCACCGGCTCCGACATCATCGAGCTGCCCCGCGGCAGACGGGTCCTCTACTATGTTTGAGGCAGCCCGTGCCTGAGGCGGTGACCATCACGCTCGAAGACGGTTCGCGCTTCGGCGAGTGGTCGGAGATCGAGTTCCAGTTCGGCGTCGACAGCTACTCGGGCCTCTCGCTGAGCGGACCGTTCGATCACGAGCGCAAGGAGGTGCGCAAGGCCCTGCAGCCCCTGATGTTCCCAAAGGTGGAGGCGACCGTGGGCGACGAGCTCGTGCTCACCGGTCGCGTGAAGGACGTCGCACCCTCGGTCGACGCCGGTTCGGCGTCCGTCGGCGTGTCCATCTATTCGCTCGCCTACGATCTGACCGAGCAGTGCGCGCCCGTCGCGGTGCTGCCGCTCGAGTTCAACGGGTTCGACCTGCGGCAGATCGCCGACCGCATGGTGGCACCCGCGATTGGCGTCGCCACCGTGTTCGAGGGCAAGCCGGGGGCGAAGTTCACCCGGGTGCGCTGCGAGCCCGACGGGGTGATCCATTCGTTCCTGTGCGATCTGGCCCTGCAGCGCGGCTACGTGCTCTCGGACTTGCCGAACGGTGATCTGCTCTTTCGCAGCGAGGGACCGGCGGGATCGCCCGTGGCCCGGCTCGAAGGGCAACCGCTCGGCAAGGTCACCGCCACGTTCCAGCCCGGTAGCTGGTTCAGCACGATGACCGGCCGCGCCTGCAAGCGCGCGGGCAAAGGCGGCGCGCGCTACACGCAGAACAACCCTCTCTATCGCGGCAGCAACCCGCGCGCGTTCACGCTCACGGTAGGAGACACCGAAGCAGCCGACGTGCCGAAGGCCGTCGCCGCAGCCATCGGCCGCATGATCGCCAGCGTCGTGACCTACACGGTCGATGACCTTCCGGGCTGGCGCGATCCTCAGGGTGACCTGTGGAAGCCGAACAAGACGCTGACCCTGCTCGCGCCCGAGGCCATGATCTACCGCGAGACGGAGCTCCTCATCCGCGCCGTCAAGTTGAAGCAGACCTCAGAGTCTGAGACCGCGAGTCTGTCTCTCTGTTTGCCTGGTACATTTGGTGGGAAGCTGCCCAAGGAGCTGCCTTGGGATACCTAGGCGAAGTAGTGGAGTTCGCCCGCACGGTGATCGAGGGCAAGCAAACTCCGGAAGCAAAAGTGGATCGTGGAGGTGGCGACGCTGTCACCGCCCACCACTTCGCCAACCCAGGCGACGACTCCCAACCGCTGCCCACTGATGTGGCGTACGTGGGCGACGACCAGGGCACGGGCAACGGGCAGGTGCTCGGCTACCAAGACCCCGAGACGGCGCCCGTCGCCGGCGCCGGTGAGAAGCGCATCTATGCCAGGTCGGCCGCGGGCGCCGTGGCGTGCGCCGTCTGGCTGAAGGCCGACGGCACCGTACTCGTCAGCAACGACCAGGGCGCGCTCGAGCTGAAAGCCGATGGCTCGGTGACTGTCAGCAACCCTCAGGGCAGCGCCGAGCTCGCTTCCGACGGCAGCGTGTCCGTGGGCAACGCACTCGGGGGGATTACGGTCGACGCGGCGGGCAACGTCACCTGGAAAACCCCGCTCGGCACCAACAGCGCCGGCACTCACACGCACCTTTCTCCGTTCGGCCCCACGGGCCCACCGATCCCGGGTACATGAATGCCACTCAACCCTTCCGGACTGCAGAGCGCCCTAGAATCGCTGTTCGCGGACCCGCCGCCTTCGGCCGCGGAGTGCGCGCAGGCCTGGTCGGATGCCGTTGCCTCCTATGCAGCGGGTGTCATTCCGGCTTCAACGACGGTGGCCGCGGCAGCCGCTGCGCTGACGGCGCCGCTCCAGTCTGCCTTCGGGTCGGCGTCGGGCGCGCCGGCGTTCGACGCCGCGTTTACCTCCTTCGCTGTGACCGTCGCGGCCGGGATGCTACCGCTCTTCACGGGCGTGCCGCCGCCGGCGCCGCTCGGCATTGCCTCGCTGCTCTCGGTCTCACAAGAGACGCACGCAGATGCGGCCGCGGTGTTCGCTGCGCTGCTGGACACCTGGCTCAAGACCGGCTCGGCCAGTCTCGTCCTTCCACCGAACACGTTCGTCCCAGCATGGTCGTGACATGACTGACGTGCTGCTGCGAGAAACGGACAACGGCGGGGACATCACCGTCGAGGCCGGCCTGTTCCTGTTGTCCGAAGGGCTGGAGACCGCGGTGTTCCTCTCGCTGTTCGGCGGGAACGAGCAGGACCCTGGCGAAGGCGCGTCGAGCGAGCAGTGGTGGGGCAACATCGGTGAGGTCGAGCCCGCGCGCACGTACCGATCGGAAACCCAGTACCTGCTCCGGGCGCTGCCCGCCATCCCGGCGAACCTGCTCCGCATCGAGCAGGCCGCCGGCCGCGACCTGCAGTGGCTGCTCGACGAGGGCGCAGCCAAGAGCGTGACTGCGGCCGCTCGAATCCCCGGCATCAATCGCGTCGTCGTCGACGTCGGTATCGTCGTGCTGGCGACGCTGATCCAATTTTCCTTCGGTTGAAACCATGGCACTCGTAACACCGACCACTCAGCAGATCGCGACCAACATCACGGCCCAGCTTCAGGCTGCGCTGTCACAGACGATCCCGCTCTTGCCGAAGTCCTTCTCGCGCGTGCTCGCGAAGGCGTTGTCGGGCGTGTTCGTCACGCTTTACAAATACGCAGGCTTCTCCCTGCTCCAGCAGTTTGTCACCACTGCCACGTTCGAGGAGACGGAAGTCAACGGCCAGCTGATTCGCCCGCTGGTCGAATGGGGCAGGTTGATCGACGTGGGCGATCCGTTGCTCTCGACGCAGGCCGAGCTCCAGATCACGGTCACGGTGAAGACGCAGATCGGCTCGCTGCCGGGCGGCTCGCAGCTGCTCTATGCCGCGACGGGCGTGGTCTACCAGACGGTCGCAGCGGTCGCGCTCAACGCGGCCACGGTGACTGCCGTGGCTCGGGCCAGTTCCGACCAGGCGGATGGTGATGGCTCCGGCACGCTCGGCAACCTGGCGATCGGGCAGGTCTTGCAGTTCGCGAGCCCGCTGCCCAACGTCGCGACCAATGCGCCCGTGACGGCCGTGTCGGTCGTCGGCGCCGACGCCGAGCTCGAGGAGGTCTATCGCGCGCGCGTCCTCGGGCGTTTTCAGCGGAGGCCCCAGGGCGGGGCGTACGCGGATTATCAGCAGTGGGGCACGGAAGTCGCCGGCATCCGCAACGTCTTCCCGTACACGGGGGCTCCCGGTCAGGTCGACGTCTATGTGGAGGCCGTGGCGGGGGACGGCATCCCCGACGGGACGCAGCTGGCGGCCGTGCTGGACGCTATCAACTTTGACCCGGACGAGGCCCCGTCACCGACGGGCCTGGCGAACCGGCGCCCCGCCAACGCGGCCGTGAATGCCCTGCCCATCGTTCGCACGTCGTTCAACGTGGGCATCACGGGCTTTACCGCGGTCGATCCGGCGGCAACGCTCCTCGCTCTCACGCAGGGCGTGGACGAGTTCCTTCGGGCCCGGGCGCCCTTCATCGTCGGTCTGTCCACGCTACCGCGCCTCGACCGCGTCACCCAGGGCGCCGTCGGCGGCGTCGTCAACGAGATTGCCGAAGCCAACGCCGCCTCGGTGGCTTCCGTCACTCTGCTGCGCGGCGCGATCACCATCGTCGAGTACACGCTGGCTCATGGCGAGCTCGCCAAACTCGGCACCATCACCTCGAGCTAACCATGGCACTGATACCCAGCACACGATACCCCGCGCAGACCGACACCGCGGCGGCTTACCCGCAGGGCAAGGCGCGCAACGCTGGCTCCTTCCAGGACGGTACGGGCACTCCGCTCGAGAAGGACTGGGTCAATGACCAGTTTGGCTTTCAGCAGGCGCTACTCGATGCTGCGGGCATTACTCCGACTGGCAGCCCTGACGCGGTCGGTGCCAGCCAGTATCTCGACGCCGTGCTGCTCTTGATGGCCAAACGCAACTTGTACACGCAACAGGCGCTCAAGGGGTGGACTAAGCTCTCGCCCGTCACAGCGCCGACATTGCTGGGTACGGGCGGCATCTCCGCCGTGCGCGAGTCGTATCGCGGAGGAATCCCTCTCGTTGCTGTGGGCGGCGCGAACGGCACCCTCCTGCCGCGTGCCGATGGGATGTGCATCATCACCGCGGATATCGGAACGTCATCCGTTCAGAGCCTCGCAAGAGACCCTGCCAGTGGCACCATCTTTGCGGCGGGTGGCAGCTCGACCTGGGGATATCTCTCCACCACACAAGGCCAAAGTTGGGTCGTCCCGACGACGAAGCCAGTAGGCACGGCCGTTCAAGTCGTGTGGGGGAATGGCACATTTTTCGCTCGATCTGCTAGCGGGGGCTTGTACTACACGAGCCCAACGGGTGACGTCTGGACATCGCGCGCGCCCGGCGTTGTCACAAAGTCCATTGCAGCAACGCGCACCGGCGCTACCGAATATCTGTTGGCGGCAAGCCAGAACGCGCTCGTGGTGTCGAGCGACTCTGGCGTGACCTGGGCCGCAGGCGGCGTATTTCCTGACGCTGCTTTACATGTCGCCACGACAGACGGCTATCTGGCTTCTACTCCGGTCGGTAGCGAGGTGCTTCCCTTCTTCCTCGCGAACATCAGCGCCGGCAGCGCGTATCGGCTCTATCGTGGCGCGGCCGCTGGGACAGGCTGGGCTCTCGTCTCGACCTTGCCGATGCCTGCTGCACTGGTCGGAGATAACGCCAAGGTGCGACTCATTGGCGACGTGGACACCGGTGCGCTGCTCGCGATCCTGCAAAGCAACAGCGGGGGTTTCTCGAGGGGTTGCTTCTTGTTCCTATCTCTCGACGCCGGCGTGTCTTGGGCGAGCAGCGTCAACGTGGAGACCACCAACGAGCAATCGGTCGCAATGGCCGCAGGCCGAATCTTCATCAATAACGCGCGCGGTATCGCGATGTCCAACTACGAAATCCCGCTGCTCTGATGCCCAGAGCCGAGTCCTCAGCTCACAGTACCGAGACACGTGCCCGGACCGGTGAGGCCCGCGGCTGCCACGTCGTCGGCGCTCACGCACGGGGACCGACGCACGGCGGTGCTACGGCTCGGGTCCATCAAGTCGTCATGCGTTGCACCAGCATGGCGAAGTCCCAGCGTGTGGCCAATCTCGTGTGCAGTAGTTCCAAGCAGAGTCTCCACCGGCGCGGTACGGGCCAATTGGATCCGGCCCCGTTCCGTGCCGAAAGTGCAGCCGTCGAACTCGAGACCGGCAGTGGCGTCGCACTTGATGGTGTCCACCATCTGTACGCACCAGACGATGGCGCCCTCGGCCACCTTGTCTGGGCATTGCTCCGAGACGACAACCTCTGGGTTGTACTCGCCATTGGTCGCGTCGGCCCACAAGGCCACTGCGGCGAGAGTCACCTCGGCGGCGTTCGGGTTGACGATCAAGAGAGTGCGCGAGGACGCGGGGCCGCATCCCGAAACGGCCACCGTCACCCACAGACACACCACGACTGCAACCAACCCCCGCATCCTTTCGTGAACGGTGGCAGCGCGGCGAACGGGAGTGATAATATTCCGTTGAGTGCATATATCTTTCGAGCCATGTTCGAGATCGTCGCCGAATAGTGTTCCAGTTACTGCAACACCTACTCCCGCGTGCGCTCGCGTGGAGAACCACGGTCGACACGACGCTGCGCCGTTTTGTCGTGGGCCTCGCCGGCATGCCGGCGGACGTGCGCACTTTCATCGACCTTGCCTACCTCGACCTGTTCCCCGCGGTCACGCGCGAGCTCGGGACGTGGGAGAGCGAATTCGCCCTGTCGGGCGAAGGCAGCGACGCGACGCGACGGCTCGGGCTCACGGCGGCCTGGCGCGCGCAGGGCGGGCAGGACCCCGACTACCTACAGACTGTCCTGCACGCGGCCGGCTTCACCGACGTGTACATCCATGAGTGGTGGGCGAGCGGCCCGCCCTTCGTCGCCATCGACCCGCGCGACTACACGACGCAGCCACTGGTGGGCGAGTACCAGTGCGAGCCGAGCACGCCGTGGGGATGCTTCGACGCCGGCGCCGGCGACCCACTGGCGGCACACTGCGACGACAGCCTCACCAACGAGCCGGGCTACATCGTCAACCTGGATCTGACCCGCCGGGCGCCTCCGCCGGTGCCGGACGATCCGAGCTACTGGCCCTACTTCCTGTACATCGCGGGAGAGGCATTTCCGGAGCTGGCTCAGGTCGACAGCACGCGCATTGCCGAGCTGAAGGAGCTGCTGCTTCGACTCGTCCCGGCGCAGCAATGGATCGTCCTCAGGCTCGATCCGATCGAGGTTTGGGATGGATATGGTTTCGGCTCCGGGCCCATGGGCTCCGTGGAGCTAGGAGTTTGATGACATGACAGCTCAACTCAAAATCAGCCAGGCAGGGCTCTCTGCGGGCGTTGCCGGTCGGGC